AATAAAAAATTTTTAAATTGAATAGTAACTGGATTTTTAATCCAATCTTTTAACTCTTGCATTTGTATTTGACTCATAATTTACTCATTATTCTGATTAATATTATTATCAATAGTTTCAGGTTTAATTCCCTTAACTTGTTGATTTTCTAGCTTTGCTAGCTCTACTGCCGCTCTAAATCTTCTATCTTCTTTGCGGTCTTGCATTTCGTTTTGTCTTGATTCTGCATCAATCATATTATCCAAAACGTCTAATTTTTCTTTAGTTTCTGCCATCTCGGTATCTTTAACTAATTTGCCTGCTTGTGCATAGTTGACCAATACCTCTGAATCAGTTTTTGCCGATTCTTTTTGTAGACGCATTTGCTCTATCTCTAATTCAGCAGATTTAATTTGCACATTTGCTTGCATTTGCATGCGTTTAGTTTCTTCTTGCGCCATTGTTAATTCAACGGCAGGGTCAGGTTGTGGTTGTGGTTGAATAATAAACTTATCAAAATTTTCAACGCCAGCTATTTCAAAAACTGTTTTATGCAACAACATTTGGTCGACATAAGGTGAATTGATAAAGCCCATTAAAAATTGTGCTTTTGCAAATTTTTGCATTGAAATCACATTTTCAGGATCTACAACTGGAACAATATCATAACCTTTTAAATCAAAATCTTCCTTAACATTTGGCGATTCATTTAACTTAATATCTAAAATTTCAGAATATTTTTTTTGAGATAAATAAGTTGAATTTATTTCGTAGAATATCTTAACTTCTTGTTTTAATGAATTATAGATTCTTTTAAAAACACTCTTGAATTGTTTTTGTCCTTGCTCTGCCATTCCCATATAGGTGGTCGCAGCAATATTTCCAGCATTTTCACCAGTCAATACATCTCTTAAAGAAGCCAATTCTTTACCTGCATTTACTAAAAATTGCATCAAAACAAATAAAGTTTGCGATGGTTCAGCGTGTGGCAAAGGAACAATAGCGTCACGAATACTTCCGCCGTAAGAGTCAACCATTTTCCATTCTGATAGCTTAAAGGGTTTCATGCCACCAGAAATATTTAATGTTTTAGCAATAAACCCACCACCTGTATTCTGTAAAGTTCCAGCATCATTAAGTTGATTAATATTTGAATTAATCGCAGAATTTATGTTATATAACAAGTGTCCCAATCCAATCGAGTAAAAAGATCCATCGGGTGATGGGATAAAGTTATATGCAGTAAAAAATTTTATAGGTTTAATTTTAATTATTTCTTGTTTTTTATTATACCTAACATCTTTTTCATTAAATCTTTTTACCAACTTTATTAATTTGTTGGTAGCTTTATGAACTACTGCAATATACGGCTCTGGGTATCCATCATTGTCTAAATCAAAATAATTGTGTTGTTCTAAAAAAATAACTAAACCCGCTGATGCTTCGTCACTTGTTTGTTTTTCGTCGTTAGCATCTAAAGAATTATCAAAAGATGCACTATCTTGTGCTTTTGGATCAAAATCAAAATCAATGTAATCACCGCTACGAATTGACGAAACAACATCTTGCGGATATTTTTCAATGATATGTGTAACTGGTGCATCAAAAGACGTAGCAAAATCATTAATAATTAACTTGTCGGGATAAATTAAATCTGATTTTATACATTCGTCATTATTATCATAATAATCCTTTTTAAACATTGTGCCAAGCGTTGCTAACGCTACAAACAATGCGTCCATATCTTTTTCAAAACCTTCAATTTCTTCATTCAATTGATAGTTCATTACTGTTGCAACTCTTTGACCGCGTTTAAGCTTGGCACCTACATTTTGAATTGCTGGCAAACCTGTTTCATCTAATGTAGCAATTGATCCATCTTCATTTCTCATCTCATTACCTTCTAAGTCTTTCATCACCTCGCCATCATCATTTCCAATAACTTTAGCTTTTACGATATTACCGTCTTTAAAAATTTCGGTATAACATTTTGCGGAAAATTCAACGCATGCAGTTGAAATTAGCGGGAACATTATATTAGATGAACCTTCAAATGGAAATGAACGCTTGTCGCCGATTGCTAAAGTGCATTTGACTAAATCTTGTAATACTTTTTGTTTTTCGCTACGAGATTGTAAGTCAGTGTTATATCTAGTTATTACTTCACTTGCGATGAGTGTTTTAGTTTCTTCGGACAATATACTAGCTAGATTGTCAGTCGACAAAATAGTTTGAAAATCAAGTTTTGAATTGTAAGAATCTTTTTGAATTAGCAATTTTTAAATTTGTTTAATGTTTATAATTATCTAATAATTAAATATAATTAACTATATCAAAATATTTGTCAAGCATTTTTTAATAACCCGTAATTGCATTTCTATTACTTGTGTTTAAATACTCTTCATAAGCCCAATCATCAACAAAGCCATTCATGTTTAGAGATTCTTGTTCAAGTCTTCCTTTAGAAGCTACCATTGTTCTAAAAGCATCTGCACAATGATTTTCAACTCCCTTAGCTGGAGAATCACCAAAAGCTCCTATGCTCTCAATAAATTTCTTTTTATAGCCTCTAAGCCTTGTCAATCCTAACTCGCATCTTTTTGAATCAAACCAACACCTGCCAAAAAACATTCTTACATTATTAATATCTCCGATTAAGTCGTTAGTTCTTTCGATTCTAGTAAATTTAAAACCAAACTCTTTTGCTGTAGTTAGCCCATTCTGCCCATCATGATAAGCTCGTTTATTTATGTCGTGGGGCAAAAAATGATTTCCGTAGTTATAATTTTTCTCTTTTAACATCTTCAAATAAAACGGTAAAGGCTCATCAGTCCATTCGTAATAATCGACCAACATATAATCAAACCCTTTTTTTTGAAAGAACCAAATTGCAGTAAAATCATCTAGACCAATATCCCAAGCTGTATGAACTGGAAGAGATCCATCAATTCCTACTTTTGCAATTCGCTCGTCCTTTTCTGCCCTGATTATTTCTTTAGCGTAATAAGCACCGACAATTGCTTTTTGAAATGCTTCTTTGCTATTGCTTGGAAATTCTTGCTTCATTAAATCGCCCTGTGTCTCTTCCTTCTTACAATACCAAGTTTGTTGCTGTCTAGTTAGCTTTATGCCCTCATTCTCGAGTTCTAAGAAATAATCATTCTGTTTGTCGCTCAATCTATAATCGGCGTCCATCTTATACTTCTTATCCTTCCACCAACCAAAAAAGTGAAACTTCCAATCAAGTGCCGTTAGCTCTTCTCGCATTCTCATCTTTCTTTCTGCCACATCACATAAAGTAAAGAAATGCCCGCTTGCTCCCTGTGCCGTTGATTCAATTACTATTTGTTGCCCCTGATGCACTGTGTTTAAGCTTCCACTCATAATCTCTTCGGCTTTATCGGGACTCTTGCGACATATCTTGCCGAACTCCGTAATGTGTAAGCGCTGAACTGTTCCCGACCGTGCCGAGGTGGTAACTGAATAAGACGAGCCATTGCTGAAACGCATAATCTCCGTTGAGTCAGTGATAAGCTTGCGATGCTCTTTTATCTCAGTCGGCAATCTGTCATAAGCATAACGCACTTTGTCTCTAAGTAGTTTCTTAGCATCTTCTAAATCGTCCCCAATCAATACCGCCGTGATGTTTGAATTGAACAAGCAATCGTCAAGAAAATTAATGCAATAGTATGTTGTGATGCCTAGCTGGCGGGCTTTAAGAATAATATTAAGCGGGTGTGTTTCGTTGATTAGTTCGCTTTGTGCTTCATTGCAAATAAATTTAAATTCTTTGCCGTTCTCATCTTTACAGTAATACAAATTAGACATACGCCAAACCTTGCTACTCAAGAGTTCAGCGAGCTTTCTTTTTTTTTCGTCGATAGAATTATTCACGATTATTTATTATTATCAATTTCACTCAATACTTCACCGAGCCATGAGCTAGTTGAGCTGGTGTCTTTGATTTCCGCTTGCACTTTTGTATAATCGCCAAATCTTTTTGGCTTTAATTTTGAAGCAATCCATTTTCTGGAGTCAATTTTTAATCGTGCTTGATTCACCGCCCCCGCGTCTATCTTGCCAAACGCGTCCATGGGCATTTCAGCATCGCAAATTTCTTGAATTTCATCCGCTAAAGTTTCCGCTTGTTCCTCGCGTGCGTGTGTGTATTGTTTGTTTAATGCTTCATTATCATTCAACCAATGCCATACAGTTGTTATATTCGGCATCTTATCCTCTTTACAAATCTTTCTCAATGATTCACCGCTTGCGATTCTTTCACATATTTTATCAAATATCCCTTGTGAGAATCTTGTGCTATTTTTTAACATATTTTTTTTTAATTAAATTATCTCGCGGACAATAATTTTTAAATTAATTATATAAACTCATTTTGTCAATAGATTTCTTGTAATAGATTATGTAAACTTAATTTATAGCTAATGCTAGCAAATGCTACAATTTCATTTTTACTAATAAAAAAAAAGAAGCAAAAAAAAATTAGGGTGTGTGAGATTCAGAAACAGCTTTTTATTTTTTCTTTTGTTTAACTAAACTATTTTTGTTTAGTTTATTTATTTTGTTTTTGTTTTTTTGTATCCTATCACATCATTTCACTTTGTCAACTTATTATATTATATATCTTTTAATAACTTCTATTAATCTATTTTGATACAACCCCTATTTTTTTCTTGACATCATTTTCCCCAAATTAACTCTTATTAACTCCTAATAATCTACTCTTTTTAATCACATTCGAAATCATTTTATTCACAAACTTTTTTTAATCTTTTTTTTATCATTATCTTTTAATATTCCCGCAAGCCCTTGTCTTTCTAGTCTTATCCCATTTTGAACAATCATTAAAATAATTTAATTTAGTGCTTGACATTAATAATTTTATGATTCATAATGTATCTAACGAAATGAATTTAATTTATTTCAAATATTAACTTTAATAAAAACAAAATATGAAAAACGAAAAATCTATAAAAATTCATCAAGAAATTTATTCTACACTTTATTCTAAAAATATAGAAAAAACTATAATAAATGATGAAACATATTATCGCTTCGATGAAATTAATAATTTGAAAAAATACAACAAATGGGGCGAAGTCGATAAAAATTTTAAAGAATTTGTTGCTGAAAAAATTCTAAAAATATGTATGCAAAATAAATTTATATTCATCACCGGAACATCACTACTACCCGTAGAAAATGATAATGTTGTAAGTTTTTCAACTTTTGATCGTGGTTCAATAGAAATCGACAAAGAAGAAATGCGAATATATAGATATACTTTGAGAAACGGCGTGAAAAAAACAGGTAAAGGGCAAATTTTCAAGTGTGGTTCTATTTGTTTCAATCCTCACGATTTAAAATTTCACGAACAATATTCGAGCTGGATTTCAAACGAAATTAAAACTATAAATTAATATTAACTCAAATAAAAAAAATATGAAAAAATCAAAACTCGAGCGACTTAATGAAATTCGCTTCAAACTTTGCCTTCGTTGCTCATCGCAATTTAAATTTACAGAAGCGAGATTATTCAAAGTCAATGAACAAATCTTTATCGCGCAATACGAACAACTTAATTTAAAATAATATGTTAAAATTCTTTAAAACAAAAAAACCTATTTTTTTTCGATATACAGTCGAGATTTTCAACAATGATAACAATTCTAAGACTATAGAAGCGACATACACTGATGAGAAAGATTATTTTACGCTCGCAGGCTCGAATAGAGTAGTTGTAGTAAAAAATAAATTGCTTCAAGCAACAATTAAAAGAATCATAAAAAAAGAGGGCATCTATGTATAAATTTTTCTTACTAATCGCTTTAATCGCAATCTTTTTATTCAAGCAATCGCTTGATACAAAAAAATACAAAGTTGAGTTTGAAAATAAATTAGAATTCAACGCTAAAGAGCTTCACGCAGTGATTGCTGAAGTTTGGAACATTAACAATTAATTTAAATTTTATGTCAAATCTTTTTATAAAATTACCAAGCGATAAGGGGCAAGAAGAAATTATAAACCTGCAAAATATAACACTAATTGAAAAACGTGATTCAGATGGAAATAGGAGCGACCCTTTATTTAGCGAAAATCAACATTATTCCATTTATTTTTGCGACTCTAATGAAAAGCCTTTTTTTTATAGAACTAAAAACAAAAAAATTCGTGATGATTTTTTTGAAGCTATTTTGCGAAAACTTTCTTTAAACAATTAATTAAAAAAAATATGGAAAAATATATAGGTTATAAAAATAAAATAACGGGTCAAGAAGTGCTGGTTAGAAAAATACCAAAAATTTTAACTCATCCAAAAGTTTTTTATGAGGTGAGGTTTGAAAATAAAGTCGGATACATTAATTTATCTGACTTTAAAAAAAATTATGAAAAAATTAATAATTAAAAATATTAACAATTAACTTAAAAAATATGAAAACAAATAAAAAACAAAAAGAAAATTCTAAAAAGCATTACGAAAAAAACAAGCACATAATCAGTGAGAGAAACAAGCAAAATCGAAAACGCCAAAAACTAAAAGATAAATTCCATTTTTACGGCTTTTGGCTTTTACTGACCGCGGTTCTTGTCGATACATTTATTAACCAAATTTTAAAATAATATTTATGATTATAAAACTTAAACACAAATCAACTTTACAAATCACAGTCGAAACACAAGTAAAAGAAGCTCTTAAGCTTAGAAACGGTAGCGTAGGTGGCACAAAATCTTTAATTGACGAAAGCAATAATTATCATTTTACGATAACTAAGCGGGAAATTAAACGAATCGCCGACGCTAACGGTATAGCAACTATAAAAAGGGGGAAAAATGTCTAACAATAAATATAAATTTCAAGATAATTTCTATACTTTAAGAGATTGCATAGATCATTTAAAACTTTTAAAAGATAATAATGCAAAAAATTTATCTTCTAAGGAAGAAACATTTGCAAAAAGACTACCAAATCTTTTTGAAGAATATTCAGAACTATTTGAAGAATATCTAAAGCTAATTGAAACTAAGGAGGAAAATGAGTAAACATGATTCTTACATCTGGACTATTTTAATTTTTGGAATGGTTATGCTTTCTTTTATGTTTTTTGCTACAGTGTTTGACAGATACTACAGTCCAAAGCTTACAGAGCAAGACTATTATAACAAATTCTGCACAAAACATTTTGATGTTTCTTGCGATAATATTAAATTAAAGTAATTATGAAATTAATAATTGATATATTTTTAATGTTTATAATTATTTTTATCATCTGGTTTTTGGCTGGTTATTTGCCCGCCTTTATTCGAGAATTATTTAACTTAAAATAAAAAAATATGAAAAAATTAGAAATTGGCGACAGAATTTATGAACGGGGCGACTCGGGTTTTTATTCTTGGACAACGGTTGTTAGAACAACGCCGACCCTTGCAATTACTAAGGGTGGCGGGAAATTTAAAATTAATGTTGTCGATGGAGAGTGTTGCGAAGTTCCAAAAGAAGTGGGTAGATTTGATCGAATCAAATATCTTTTAGGAACAGAAGAGTTAAGGAAAGCTTATCAAAAACAAGCATTAGCTAGAAAATTAAAAGAATTTGATTTTAGTAAATTAAATTTAGAAACTTTACTAGAAATTGATAACATTTTGAAATTAACAATTAAATAAAATATGAAAATCACAAACAACAACAAAAGACTTATAAAACTTGGTGCCGCGCTTTTATCAATAATTCTCGCACTTTACATTTTTAATTTACAAAAATATAAAACTAATTGCAAATCGCTTGAAAATATCGATAAAATCGAATTAGAAACACGATTAAGAGAGTTAAGCGATAAAAATGAGCAATTAGCCCGTCAAATTGATTATGATGCTGTAGCAATTCAACACGCACAAAATCAAATCAACGAATTTAAAGTGAAGTGCAAGAATTGCACTTATCATTTGTCAACGAATTGGGAGAATTAATATGCAAGATTTAAAAGATATACAAATCGAGATTAAGAAAGAATTGGGCGGGGTGAGCTTGAATCATTTGCTTAATTATTTATGTTTTGAAGAAAAAAAAAGTGGGTATAAATTTTTTGTCTATCTTTTTACCTATGAATTAGGAGTTATAAGAATAAAAGTGGGACCTACGAACAAAAGATTATTTGTTGGTTATTACACTCTTATTAATTCACAAAACCAAGCACTGAACATTTTCGGACAGTCGGAAGAATTCCAAAGAAATCTTTACGACGCAATACAAACTATTAAAAATATTAACAATAAATAAAACATATGGAAAAACTTTATTTAACAATCATCTTATTATTATTCGGCACGGCTCTAGCTTATACGAATCATGTCTTATTCGGGATTTTTATTATTATTTGTATTTGCTTATTAATAAATATCATAGTAGATGCAATTTCAGCAATTATTGAAAATGAGAAAGATATTGACAAATAGATTTTAAAATTTTAGTATGTTTTTTGTTAAATTTAATTGTTAGAAAGCGGAAAAATCTGCCCTCTACCAGCAAATAAAAAAGAATTTATTTAACAAAGTTAATATTTCGGCAAGAGGGGTTTCATATCCCCTCTTCGCTTACTTGTGATGGAGTCAACGTTTTTATTTTTTAAATGCGGTTGCCCTGACTTCATCGCTGGGTAGCGGAAAGCCAAGCGGTTCGATAAGATACAACTGCGATAAACAAAGTAAATTAGCGGAGAAATTCAGCTAACAGTCGTAAGACTGCTATCCTTCTTTTAAATCTGGTGCGAGCAGATTTATATTTTTTATGGGGCTAATCCCGCACGATTAGCCTCGCCAAAATCAAAGCGTGCGGTTATGACAAGTAAAACAAAAACAATTTTTAAAACTATCGACAATTATTTAGATGCCATTGGAGCAGATATAATTGAAAACTCTAATAATCCCTATGAGCTTGTTAGATTTGTTGCAAATGAAATTATTAATATACAAAGCGAAAAAAGGAAATTCTTAAAAGATAAATTCTATGACAAGTTAATAGAAAGAGACGGCAACATATGTTTTTATTCAGGTAAAGAGATGACAAAAGAAGATGCTTCAATTGAACACTTAATACCATTATCGAAAGGCGGAAAAAATAATTTAGATAATCTAGTTTTGTGTTTAAAAAGCGAAAATGAAAAAATGGCAAATTTACCATTAATTGAAAAAATAAAGTATAAAATAAACAATTTGACTAACAATTAAGCGTGGAGCATATGACAAAAACATTAGAACAAATACAGCAAGAAAATCAAAAATTAATTACAAATATTCTATTTTATCATAGTGGAATACAAATCACTCTTACAACACTTCTATTAGCTTTATACAAATTAGATGCAAATTTTGGTGCCATACTTGCATTTAGAAGCAATAAAGTTTTTATAAACATTAGAAGCGATATTCCATGGGACATTGAATTTGAGGTTCTTGAGCAACAAAGCGAACAATTTCAAAGAGATGTTAATAAATTGATTACTGATAAATTGATTATTAA